GAGTTGATATTGACCTTATGCCCACGGAGGGAATGAGAGTAGAAGCTAAACGATATCGAGAATGGAAGAAAGATGGAGAAGATGGAGGTACAGATGATGCAAGAACAAGAGCAACACAAATATTAAGCGGTGACCAGCTAAGTCCAGATACTGTTATAACTATGAATGCGTGGTTTGCTCGGCACGAGTCGGACAAATCGGGCAAAGGTTTCCGCAAGGGCGAAGACGGCTATCCCAGCAATGGGAGGGTCAGTTGGGCTGCTTGGGGCGGAGACGCAGGGCAGTCTTGGTCTGGAACCAAGTCTAATCAAATCAAAAAAGCTAGGGAGCGTACTATGTCTGAACAGACTGAAGAACGTGCAGCACCTGACGCATTGAAGACAGGGGATTTTGTTTCTTGGTCTTCAAGCGGAGGTACAGCACGAGGAAAAATTACTCGTATTGTTAGAGATGGTTCTATTGATGTACCAGACTCTTCTTTCACGATCACAGGAACAGCAGATGACCCTGCTGCCTTAATTACTCTTTATAGGAATGGCGAAGCTACTGATAGAAAGGTAGGTCATAAGTTTTCTACTTTGACTAAGATTTCTCCAATCAGAGTAATTTCAGCGGAAGATAAGCTTCAAAGAAAAGAAGTTACTGACTTTGATCAGAAAAAAGCAAGAACATTTGAGTTTCCGTTTTCATCGGAAATTCCAGTTCGTAGATTTTTTGGTGACGAAGTGTTAAGCCACGAAAGAGGAAGTGCAAATCTAGAAAGATTAAATGGAGCAGCACCTTTTCTCTTCAACCATGATCCCAATCGCGTTCTAGGGGTAGTGGAATCTGCGTATATTTCGGACAACGACAAGCGCGGTTACGCTAAAATCCGCTTCTCTCGCTCTAAATTTGCTACAGAAGTCTTAGAAGACGTTAAAGACGGAATATTCCGTGGAATCTCGTTTGGATACAGTCTGGACGAAGTGGAAGAAACGGACACAGGACTTAGGGCGACTAAATGGACACCCCATGAAGTTAGCTTGGCAACTATCCCGGCAGACAATTCCGTTGGCTTTGGTAGATCTTTAGTAGAGAATATTTCATCAGAAAGTGTTACTTTAGAAGAAGAAGACATTATCATTAATGTTAACTCCTCTCAAAAAGAGGATCGTTCAGCGGTTACCACCGCACAATCTAATCCATCTATGGAAGAAACAACTAAAGAAGCTGCGGTGGAACAGAAGCCGTCAGTAGAAATTGATGTTCAAGCTGAAGTACAACGTGCTTTAGATGAGAACAATGCTCGTGTTGCTGAAATCACTACAACTTGTCGTGAGTTCTCAGAATACGGAGCAGAAGATTTAACAGAATCTCTTATTAAGAGTAATAAATCTGCTACAGAAGCAAGATCAGCCATTTTAGATCTTGTTAAAAATAAAAAAGCTACTCCAATTCGTTCTACCGACATGATTGAAACAAAAGAATCTAAAGAGTTTTTAGAAAAGAAAGAAACAAAAAGATATTCTTTCCTAAGAGCTATCAATGCTTTAGCAAATCCTAGCGATAGGGCTGCACAAGAAGCTGCATCATTTGAAAGAGAAGTTTCTGACGAAGCTGCTTCTAGATATGGCAGACCAGCTAAAGGTTTAATAGTTCCTAACGAAGTCCTTAAGAGGGATTTAAATGTTGGTACTGCTGCTGATGGAGGAAATCTAGTCAGCACAGAGCTTCTCAGCGGTTCTTTCATAGAAATTTTGAGAAATAAAATGGCTATCATGCAAGCTGGGGTGACCATGCTTACTGGGCTAGAAGGGAATATCAGCATTCCGAAGCAAGACGGTACAACTTCTGCTTACTGGGTAGGAGAGGGCGGTGCGCCTACAGAGGGTCAGCAGAGCTTTACGCAGATTTCAATGACACCAAAGACGGTTGGTGCTTTTACTGATTTTACAAGAAAAACTCTTCTTCAGTCTTCTATAGACATCGAAGCATTTGTTAGAGATGACATTGCTAAGAAGATTGCTCTTGAGCTAGATCGTACTGCTATCTACGGAACAGGTTCTTCTAACCAGCCATTAGGTCTAAAAGATACAAGTGGTATTGGCTCTCAGTCCTTAACAACATTCGGGACATTTCCAGAATATATTGGGATGGAAACCGATGTTGCAGTAGCAAATGCAGAGGGTGGTTCTATGAAGTATCTTGTTAATGCTTCTGCTAGAGGTGCTTTGAAATCAACAGAAAAAGCTACAAACACAGGTATGTTTGTGTTTGATAATAATCAAATTAATGGTTATGAAGCTATTGTTTCAAATCAACTTCTAAACAACGATGCAATCTTCGGTGACTTTAGTCAGTTCATTGTGGGTATGTGGTCTGGATTGGATCTAACAGTCGATCCATACGCTGGTGCAACTGCTGGTACAGTCAGGATAATTGCGCTCCAGGACATAGACTACGCTATTCGTCAGGCTGGAGCATTTTGTTTCGCTACTTAATATGCAAGTAGAACTTATAAGAGGTGTGTTGATAGCTGGAGTCCATAAGGACTCTGGCACAACCATTGATGTGGATCAAGATTTAGCTAGATCGCTTATAGGCAGCGGTAAAGCTATTATCCCTGTTGTTAAACCAACAAAAGCAAAGCCTAAAGCTAAAACTAAAACCGTTGTTAAGGACGACTGACATGGGCTACAACCGATTAAATTTAGAAAGACTTGACCTTTTATCAGGTCTTGGTACTTCTACAAAAACCGCTACTGGAAATGGTACTGGTATTGATCTTAAGGAATATGAAGGAGATATCCTTTTTGTTCTCGATTCTGCTGCTGGTGGTGGATCATCTCCAACATTAGATGTAACTATCGAAGATTCTGCTGACAATTCAACTTTTGCTTCATTGTCTGGAGCAGCCTTCACTCAGGTTACTGGTAGTGCATCATCACAAAAACTATCTATTAGTGCTGATGAATGCAAAAGATATGTAAGAGTTAAATTCACTATTGGTGGATCATCTCCTACATTTGATCTATCTGTAACTGGATTAGGTCTTAAAAAGTACGGTTAATTTTATTGCCCCTTTATTGGGGCTTTTTTTTTATGGCATTTGTTGAAGAGTTAGATGTATTTTTTTCTGACTTCGTTGATGAGGTTATATATGATAATGCAGTTTATAAAGGTCAGTTAGATCAACCTGACGAAGTTGTAGTCGATGGAAGAATATTAACTACTGAATATGAATTATTAGTAAAAACAACAGATTTCTCTTCAGTTGTTTTTGATAAAACTATGAAAGTAAATGGTGAAGATTATTCAGTAAGAACTATTATGAAAATAGATGATGGTAAGTTTTCTAAAATTATGTTGAGCAAGGATGAAGAAGAATGACAACTAAAAGAGAACAGATACTAGCAAAAATTAAAACACAGTTAACTGGAACGACAGGTGTTGGAACTCGTATATATAGAAATCGAGTTTCAGCATTAGCTAAGTCTGAAACACCTAGTATCGTCTTAGAATTTATTACAGATGATCCAACTGTTAGAAATGGAAATATTGATATTTTAAGTTGGACATTAAGAATTAGAGTCGTAGTTATTGTTAGACATAAAACTCCAGATACTAAAGCAGATGCAACTGTACAAAGTTTACATACCAAGATAGTTACTGATCCTACTTTAGGTGGGTTATCTATAGATGTAAGACCATCAACTGTTACTTTTGAAGCTGTAGAAGCTGATACCCCTGCTGGAATAGTAACTTGTGAGTATGAAATTGATTACAGAAGTTCTTACAATAATTTAACTTGATGAATTACAAGATAAGATATACCTATATGCTACTTTTTTATTACAATGAGTAATGAAAACCATGGAGAAGGTGGGAGTTACCTACTAGATCCAAAAACTGGTAAACGCAAGCTTATCAAGCAAACACTTCCATTTCAAACTAAAACAGAGGTAACAACTGATGGCACTACAGACAAAGAAAGAGTCGGTTCTGATTGAGACAGAAAGTAGTTACAACGATAACACTACTCCTACTGGACAAGATGCTGTATTGGTAACTGAATTGAGTGTTACTCCAATAGCTAGTGATGTTGTCTCAAGAGATTATGTAAGACCATATCTAGGTGCATCAGAACAGCTATTAGCAAACTCAAGAGTAGAAGTATCGTTTTCGTGCGAATTAGTAGGCTCCGGGGCGGCAGGGACGGCTCCTGGCTATTCTAAAGCGTTACTTGCGTGTGGCTTAAGTGAAACTGTCGCTTCGGGGACATCTGTCACATATACCCCAGTAAGTGCAGCTTTTAGTTCTGTTGTTCTTTTTGTAGAAATAGGTGGTAGTGCAACTAATGAGAATGTCTTACATAAAATTCGAGGGTGTCGAGGAAATGTTTCATTAGAAGCTGCGGTTGGACAAATTCCGAAGCTGAATTTTTCGTTTACTGGAATTTACGAAACTCCAATAGATTTGTCTTCAATGACAACTCCTACTTACAATGATCAGCCAACTCCATTATTATTTAAAGCTGGTAATACATCTGGTTTTAATATTCATGGACATCAAGCTGGTTTAAATTCATTATCAATGGATTTAGGTAATAGTATTATTTATAGAGAAGTAATCGGAAGTACAAGCACTAAAGAAGTTTTGCTTACTGATAGGGCGGCTGGGGGTTCAGTTGTTATTGATGCTGTAAAGCCAGGCGTTAAGGATTTCTTTACTGCTGCACAGACAGATGGCACATTAGGAAATTTAGCGTTTTTACATGGAACTTCTGCTGGTCATAAAGTACAATTTACTTCTACCAAAGCAGACTTAGGTGATATTACTTATGGAGATTCTGATGGAATTGTAACAATGGAAATTCCTTATACATTAGTTCCAAGCGCAGCAGGGAATGACGAATTTTCGTTAATTTACACTTAGATTTTTGTTGACTAAGTAGTTAGAATAAGAAGGTATATATTTGTTTATTATTTTTATGGCATTTATCAAGAAAAAACTTGCTGTCTATCCTTGGCCTGTAAAAGTCACTAAACCTTCTGATGACAAGATTGGTGAATTTGAATCAATTACTTTTACAGTTAAATTTATTAGATTAAAGACTTCAGAGCTTGAAAAGTTTGAAGAAGAAGTTTTAGATCCTGTGCAAACTTTAAAAAAGGTTGTTGCTGGTTGGGTTGATTATACCGATGAAGATGGGAAAGATATTCCATTTTCAGAAAAAGAATTATTAGAAATTTCTGAAGATCCTGATATGGTCAAAGGAATAACAGATGGTTATAGAGATTTTTATAGTAATTTGCAAGTAAAAAACTAAGAGGTGCTGCCGTTCATTGGGCTGGCGGTAGCAAAGAAGTTATTGATACATCTGCTGATCTGTTAAGAAAACTAGGAGTAGCTGAATCAAAATTGCCCAAGAAACAAGAAAATAATAATGATTATGAAGTCTATGATTTTAATTGGGATATTGTGGAAATGTTTCTTAGAATGAGTACACAATGGTCTACTTCCTTCGGAGGGTTTGTAGGATTAAAATATGAGGTATTATTATTACAAGGAGGACTCTTTGATCTTTATCACGTTGAGGATAGAGAAGAAATGTTAGAAGGATTACGGATCATGGAGAATGCTGCTCTTAAAGAGATAAATAAGGAGACTAAAAAATAATGGCACAAAAAATAGATAAGATTTTATTACAACTTGAGATGAAGGGTTTCCCTTTGCTCAAAAGTGTTGGAAAAGATTTTAATAATTTATCTAAAGGTTTAAAGTTAACGACACGAGAAGTTAAATCATTTGCTCAAGAAATAAATAATACAACTAAATTTAAATCACAAAATGAGTTTAAAGCTCAAATTAATCTTCTTAAAACATTGCGTAGTAATGTCGCAATGGGTAGTGCTGCATATAACCAGTTAGGACTAGCGATAAGAAATGTATCCTCTGAAATGAGCAACCCTAAATTAAATCGGGTTACAACTGCTGCAATAAAAGAATATCAACGCAGAGGGAACTTAGGTCGTAATGAAGCTTTAGAAAGAGGTACTGGAAGTTTTTTAGGCTTTTCTCAACGTGCAGATGAGATAACAAAGAGAGCAAACATGGCTGCAAGTGGCCGTGCATTTTTAGGTAGTGCTGATGCCCAGATAAGACCAATGAGTGGTTTAGCAGAACAAATTCAACAAATAGGTTTATCTCAGGTAGATTCTAAATTCCAAAGATTAGGTCAATCTGTTTCAAAAGTTAGAAAAGATATTTTAGCTGCTGCACAAGCTGGAGGTAAAAACGTCAATTCTCTAAATGCACAAAGAGCAGCTTTAGAAACTCTTAGAAATGGTGTTGAAATTGGTAGCAAAAGGTTTAAACAATTAACAAGAGATATAGCAGCAGTTGATAAACAATTAGGAAGACTTTCTCGGAAACAAAATATTTTAGGAGGCATAAGAGGGTTAGCAGGGGCAGCCTTTGTAGGTGGTGGTGTTGGATTCGCTGGAGGTTTAGTTGGTGGTATTGGTGCTGCTATGACAGGTGGTGATTTTGAGCAAGGAACTCTTACTGGAGGATTAATAGCTAGTCAGATTGCATCTCCTATTGTTGGTGGAATATCAGGGGCTGCTCAATATACTGCACAATTAGACAAATTAAAGATAGCTCTAAGAGATATAGTTCCAGATCAAAAGTCGTATAAAATAGCTTTAGCTGCTGCTGCTAAAGCAACCAACGATTTAAACGTACCACAAGAAATAGCTATAAGAGGTATTACCAGAATATCTGCTGCGGTCATAGGTGCTGGTGGAAATATACACAACGCAACCGAAGCGTTCCTTAATGTTAATGCTGCTATTAAAGCTACAGCAGGTGGGGCAGAAGATGCCAAGTCGGCCATAACAGCCGTTGTTCAGATATTCTCAAAAGGGCGTGTGTCGGCTGAAGAGCTTTCCGGGCAACTTGGCGAAAGATTTCCAGCAGCCGTTACTCAGTTTCAAAAAGCTAACAAGCATATTTATGCAACAACTGCTGATTTACAAGATGCACTTAAGAAAGGAACTGTTGGCTTGAGAGAATTAAGTAAATTCATTGGTTTATTAGGTGATGACTTTACAGAAACAGCAGAAAAAATTGCAGCAAGTGATGAAGAGGCAGGGGCAAGATTATTAATACAACAAAATAGATTAAAAATTGCTATTGGAGAAGGATTAGTTCCATTAGGCGCACAGTTTCAAAATCTATTTACAGATTTATTAATTGATTTTGTTCCAACTTTAGCTTCTATTGGTCGAACAGTAGTTAGTGGAATAAATATAATAATGCCTTTATTACAAACATTAGCTAAAAACTTAAAAGAAATTTTAAGTCTTGTAATTGCAATTGGTGCAGCAGCCGTAATTACCAAATTAAAAACTATGGGGTTGACGTTAGTAGGGTTAGTTGCAACAGTGAAAAAACTTGCAGCTTCAATTAAAATTTTAAATTTAGCAATGTTAAAGAATCCGATTTTTGCTATATCATTTGGAGTTGTTTTAGGTATTCAACAAATTATTAAAGAAATGAATAAATTTGATGATGCTGTACGAAGTCTTAAAACAGGTAGTGAAAGTTCAGCTAATTTTCTTAAGAACTTACGAGATGAGTTACAAAAGCAATTAGATTCGGGCAAAAAATATAGCCAAGGAGGACAAGGATTAGGCATTCCAATGGATTTAAGTGAAAAAGAAAAAGTTAAATTAAAAGCAACCATTGATGAGATAAATAAAGTATTTGAAGAAAATCTTGTTACTTTTGATGGAGACAAAGTATTGTTTGGAGCGTTTGGAGGAGATGGTACTGAAAATAAATTTGGAAAAGCAGGGCCATTAAAGAATTTCAAAGAAGAGTTAGAGAGTACTGCGTTACTGATGGAAAATACAGTTGTAAATGGATTTATGAAAATGGAAGATGCGTTAGTCAAATTTGTGATGACAGGTAAATTAAGTTTTCGTGATTTTGCTAATTCTGTTATTAGTGATTTGACAAGAATGTTTATCAGACAAGCAATTACCAAACCGTTATTCGGTTCAATCTTTGGTGATGATTTCTTTAATGCAAAAGGAAATGTGTATGGACAAAATGGCATAGTGCCTTTTGCTAAAGGTGGAACAGTTGTTCGAAAACCAACTCTATTTCCTTTTGCTAATGGAGGTGTTGGTTTGATGGCTGAAGCTGGTTATCCAGAAGCAATTATGCCACTTAAACGTACACCTCAAGGAAAGTTGGGAGTTGAAGCTACTGGAGGAGGAGGCGGTAATATTGTTAACGTAACTGTGAATGCTAGTGGTACATCTGCTGACGGTAATACAATGAAAGCAAATCAGCTTGGCAAGATGATAGGTACTGCTATAGAAGCCGAGCTTATTAAACAAAAACGACCTGGAGGGATTCTTTATACATAATGGCAACTTTTGATTCTTCTACCGTTGGTTCTGATGTAGCCCCCAGTTATTCACCAAAGCTTTCTATTGAAAATGATGTTATTCGTGTAGATATGGGAGATGGTTTCGAACAACGATTGAAACGAGGCATAAATTCAACCAGAAGAACTTATACTTTAAGTTTTACTGCTAGAACAGATACAGTAACTACTAATATTTTAAATTTTTTAGCTTCTTCTACTGGTGGTGATAATGGTGCAAAAGCTTTTACTTGGACTCCACCTTATGGATCTACTGGTAAATGGGTCTGTGAAAATCCAAGCGTTACAATAACTTCTTACAATTTAAATGATATTGAATTGGTGTTTAGAGAAGTATTTGAGCCATGACTGATTCTTATATTAGTGAATTACAAAAACCTAACCCTAGTGCAATAATTCAATTATATGAACTTGAACTTGTTGAGGGAACACATTACGCAATAGGTAATCCAGATAGTGTTACTACTACATATTGTTGGCATTCTGGTATGACTGCTGCTGGGGCTGGGTCTATTGTTTTTAACAGTAAAACTTATACTCCAATGCCTATTGAAGCAGAAGGATTTGATCAAAAAAGTGGACAAAGTGATGCAATAGCTAGACCAGTTTTAAGAGTTAGTAATTTGTTATCTACAGTTTCGACAATACTTATTGAGGTAAATAAGATCACACCTGGTAATGATTTGTTAAATGCAAAGCTAACCAGAATAGAAACTTTAGCAATGTTTCTAGATTCAGTTAATTTCCCAGTTACAAAAACTTATAACGTAACAGTTGTACAAAGTGGTGGAAGTAATGTTTTTGCTCTTGATGGTGTAACAAAACCAGCAATTACTTTAGTAAAAGGTGGAACTTATACTTTTGATCAAAGTGATTCTACAAATACAAACCATCCTATAGGATTTCGGCAAACTAACGATACTGCTTATAGTGATGGTATAACAGCTAGTGGAACTGCTGGATCATCAGGTGCTAAAACTGTTTTTGTTGTACCTACAAACGCACCATCATCATTAAAATATCACTGCACTGTACATGGAAATAATATGGGCAATAATATTACTATTAATAATGCTTACGTTAATCCTACTGCAAATACGGCTGCTACAAGTAGAGATCAAGTTTTTATTGTTGATCGTAAGTCTGTTGAAAATAGAGAAGTTGTTGAGTTTGAGTTAAGTGCGATATGGGATTTACCTAATTTCAAGATCCCTGCAAGACAAGTTCTACCTAGACAATTCCCTGGTGTCGGATCATTTCATGAATAATTGGAAGATTGAAGCACAAAAACACGCAGAGGACATGTTTCCATCTGAAGCTTGTGGTTTAGTAGTTGTTATAAAAGGTAGAAAAAGATATATACGATGTAAAAACATGGCAGTTAATACATACGATCATTTTATTATTGATCCATTAGATTATGCTAATGCAGAAGATCAAGGGACAATATTTGGTGTTTTTCATTCACATCCATCCCAAACTCCATTTCCAAGTTCTGCTGATTTAACTGCTTGCGAAAATTCAAAAAAAATTTGGTATATATATGCAGTTGCATTAGGTCAATGGCATGAGTTTGAACCTACAGGTTATAAAGCTCCTTTAATTGGTAGACATTATGCATTTGGAGTTCATGATTGTTGGACTTTAGTAAAAGATTATTATGAGTCTGTAGGCATAAAATTAAGAGATTGGGATAGACCAAACGATCCTGATAGTTTTCGTGTTAATCCATATTTTGATAAATGTTTTAAAGATACAGGTTTTAGAGAATTAAAACCTGATGAACAATTAGAGCATGGTGATAGTTTATTATTTTCAATAAATAGTCAAGGTTTAAATCATGTTGGTATATTTTTATTGCCACAACAGATGATATTGCATCATATAGAAGGTAGACTAAGTTCAAAAGATTTTTATGGGGAATGGCTTGTAAAATGTACTGGAAAGAGGTTGCGGTATGTTAAGTAAGGTAAGACTATATGGAGAACTTGCAAATTTTTGTGGTGGTCAAAATCAATTCGAAGCTGTTATAAATCAACCAATAGATGCAGTACGTTTTTTAAAAGCAAATTTTGCTGGATTAGAACAACATATGTCTAGTCAATTTTATAAAGTTTATGTGGGGGAACATAATATTGACGAAGAGTTACTTGATTTCCCTAGCGGTGGTTTAGATATAAAGATTATACCTGTCGTTACTGGTGCTGGTAATGTAGGAAAAATAATAGCTGGAGTTGCTTTGATTGGTTTGGGGATGTTTGGAGGGCAAATGAGTTTTATAAGTTTATTGAAAGAGCCTATTCTTGGAAGTGCTGGAATTAATTTTTGGGCTTTGTCTGGAAAGATTGGAATGTTATTAGTCTTAAGTGGTGTTGCTGGTTTACTTACACCAACTCCAGAACTACCAGATGAAGAAACAGATCCTATAAAATCTTTTTCTTTTAGTGGGGTGCAACAGACTACAAGAGCAGGGACTGCAATTCCTGTGGTATATGGAAAAACTTTGGTCGGCTCGATTCCTATTTCAACGAAAGTTGAAACTAACGATATAGAGGCTTAATGAATAAATTTATTGCTGGTTCTGGAGGCGGTGGAGGTAAAGGCGGTGGAGGCGGTTCACGAACACCTTCTACTGATCCAGATTCTTTAAATAGTAGATCTTTTGGACATATTGTAGATCTTATAAGTGAAGGAGAAATAGCTGGGTTAGTTGATCAAGGATTTGTTAACCCAATTTCAGGAGCAACAGATGCTTGGATGCGTTCAATATTTTTAGATAACACTCCTTTAAAAAATTCAGATGGCACTGTTAATTTTGATGATGTTATTGTTCGAGTTGAGAATGGAACAGCAAATCAATCAGTTTTACCTGGCTTTGAAAAAGCATCTAATATTATTAATAATTCTCAATCAGGGGTAGAAATTGACAGTACAGGTCAACAGTTCAATATTACTGATCCTAGTGTAGATCAAGTTTTATTTTTAATAAGTGTTCCTAGTCTGCAAAAAATAAAAAACAATGGAGATACAGAAGGAACAGAATTTACTTTTAAATTTCAAAAATCAGTTAATAATGGTGCGTTCTCAGATTTTTCTGTAAATGGATCAATTCAACAAAAAATCAAAGGTAGAACTGCTGATCTTTATCAAAAACAATATGCTTTTGATATCAGTGCAGATACTTTTCCAGCAAGATTTAAAGTTATAAGAACTTCAGCTAGTGATACAACTTTCATGAATGATAATGATGGATTCATTAGTCATGTCAGTAAATTTTATGTCACTTCTCATACGTTAATTAAACATCAAGCATCTGATTTGTCTGGGACATATACACATAACAATGGTAGTGGCGGTGCAGGGAAAATAGTAACTATCAATTCATCAACAGATCATTTATTAGAAGTAGGAGACAGTATTGGTTGTGAATTTAATAATAGTACTAATACCAGCATGGTGATAACCACAGTTGTCTCACCTAGCGTAATAAAAGCTGAACATACAGAAGATGCAAACGTAACTGGAACTGTTACTTTCGGTCAAAGATTTAACTATCCTAACTCTGCTGTTCTTGGGTTAAGAATAGATGCAGAACAATTTAATTCAGTACCTAAAAGATCTTATTTAATAAAAGGCATAAAAGTAAAAATTCCGAATGGTGTCACAGTTGACCCAGATAATGGAAGAATTATTTATCCTACTAATTATGTTTTTAATGGCACGTTAGGATCAGCACAATGGACAACAGACCCAGCATGGTGTTTATTCGACCTTTTAACAAGTCAAAGATATGGCTGTGGAGATTTTATAAGTGCTAGTCAGTTAGATGTTTACAGCTTTTACGCAGCATCTGTATATTCATCAGAACTTGTAACCTTTAAAGATAGATCAGGTACTGGTGTAGTTACTACAATTACAGAGCCAAGGTTTAGTCTAAATGTAAATATACAGACGAGACAAGATGTTTTTAAAACTGTTAATAGCTTATGTTCAGTTTTTAGGGCTATGCCGTTATATGTCTCAGGTAGTGTAAGCCTAATACAAGATAAAGCTGGTATTGATCCTTCGTTTTTATTTACTAATGCAAACGTAACTAGAGATGGTTTTTCTTATTCTGGTAGTGGAGCGAAGACTAGAGCAACAGTTATAGTCGTTAAATATTTTGATATTGAATTAAGAGATGCAGCATATGAACAAGTAATTGATAATGATGCTGTTCTTAAGTACGGTGCAGTTACTAAAACGATTGATAGTTTTGGAGTAACTTCAAGACATCAAGCTAGACGACTAGCTAAATGGTTTCTAACTACTCTTGCAACAGAAACAGATATAGTTTCATTTACTACAACAATACAAGCTGGAGCTTTAATTACTCCCGGCCAAATTATTGAAATTCAAGATCCTGTAAAATCAGGTGTTCGTAGGGGAGGTCAAATAACATCAGTTAATAATACTGTTATTGGAATTGATAATATAATTGATCTTCCAATATTAACTGGTGGTCTTGGAGGGCAATTAACTGTAATTCTTCCAGACGGACAAATAAGCCAAAAGACTATATCTGCTAATGGTATTGATACGACAGCAAAAACGATTACAGTAGTTAATAGATTTCAAAAGAAAGTTAATGATGCTAGTGGTAATAAACCTTTTCTAGATAACACAAGACAACCAAATCCTGTTTATACTGATACGTTTCAAGATACAGATCCTAACGTGGGGTCGTTTTGGATAATAGAAACTAATGGTACAAGTGCAGCAATACAATCACAGTTATATAAAGTTGTATCTGTAGAAGAAAGTGATGATTTTACATATGGTGTAACTGCTGTTTTACATAACGAATCAAAATATGCAGCAGTAGAAGCATTAGAAACTCTTAAACATAGAGATGTTACTAATCTTGATTTGATACCAGTTAGCCCTAGTGATTGGGCATCAGATACTGAAATATTATCTGATGGAACGGTTAGTCCAGTATCAGGTGGTTTTACATATCCAATTGAACAATTATATAAGTATAGAACTCAAGTTAAGGTAAGAGTTTTATTGGCTTGGAAACCTGTTAGTGGAGTTAATAGATATGAACTTAGATACCAAAAAGATTCAAGTGGGTTTCAAACTGTAGAAGTACAAAATCCAAGTTTTAGTATTGATGATATTGCTGTAAGTACTTCAACTGGCAAATCATTCTTTGATTTTGAAGTTAGAAGTGTTAGTGCATCAGGTAAAAAATCCAGTTCACCTTTAACTAAAACTGCTTTTGAAGTTGAAGGTAAAAGCGCAAAACCATCACAAGTTAATCCAGATTTTGCAGCATCTTTAGATCCTAATTTAGGAGTAGTTTTATCTTGGACTGCAACAGTAGCAATACGTCCTGAGTTTGCTGATCTGGATATAAGAGGTTACATAATATACGAAGGGACTTATGGCAGTGGCACTCTTTTAGGAGAATACAAGGCAACTTCAGTTGTTGTACCTACCCTTCCAGCAAGTGGTGATGCAAGTCAAACATATTCAATTAAAGCTGTTGATGATGATGGCAATGAAAGTAACCTTGCTAGAACAGCAAATATCTCATTTGATAATCCTAATACTCCATCAACATTAACTGGTTCTTATCAAGATGATAATTACATTTTAAATTGGAGTGCGTCTGTGATTAATGGAAATAGATTTGCAATTAAAGAATATGAAATAAGACAAGGTACAACAGTTATAGCTACAACAAATTCATTAACTTTTACTTTGCCTGTAACATGGTCAACAGATCAAACATTTAAAGTTAGGGCAAGAGATATTACAGGTCGAGAAAGTACAGATAAAACACTTGCTGTTGTATTTGGTAAAGCATCAGCACCAAATATTACTTATTCTTATGAGGGTTCAAAAATTAGACTTACATGGGCAAAACCTACAGAAGGATCTACTAAAATTAAAGATTATATAATTAAAGCAAGTCCTACTGATAACACTGATTTTGGTGCTGCTACGGCTGTAGATGTAATAAATTCTGAGAGTTATTTGTTAGATGTTGACCACAGTGTTCTTAACACATCAACTCCAAGAAGATTTTTTGTAGCAGCTAGAGATGCTAATTCGACAAATGATGTTAGTACTCTTGGAAATATTGGCCGTACTGGAATTTCAAACTATCCAGATGTATCAGTAAGTCCATCTCCAGCACCTACAAGTCTTACTGCTGTAATAAAAGGGGCTAGTGCTTTTGTAAGTTGGGATGAAGTACCACTACCAACTGTTAGTGGAAAAGTTAATGGATTACCAATAGCTTTTTATAAAATTTACAGAGAAAATGCTGGAGCTACATCTGTGGGTACTGCTGATTTTCAACAAAATGGTACATCCGTCACAGAGGAAGTTACTTGGACAGAAACCACTCAAAAATATTTTGTTAGGGCTGTTGATATAAATGGAAACGATGGTTCGTTACAAGATGTAAATTTTATAGTTACTTTGCCATCGGCAGTAACAGATAATAATGGTTCTTTAGTTGATGAAGTTATTGATAATAACGTCTTATTAAGATGGACAGAAAGTGCTGTTGGTGTAGATCAATTACCAATAAAACATTACAACGTATATAGAAATAATTTAAGCACTTTAGTTGGACAAAAACTAGGAACTTTTACAACAGTTTTTGAACAGGTGGGCGGTCAATTTGAATATATTTTAAAACCAGTTAATACTGCTGGTAACGAAGGAACTCAAGCATCTGTTGTAGCAGAAGTAAATCAACCCCCTGATTTTGTGTTAACACAAGATTTCGCAAGTACATTTAACGGTACAATCGTAAATGGATTTGCTGATGGCGGTGGCCTATTCTTTTGTATAAATTCATCAAGAACTTGGAAACAACATTTTGACCCAAATAACAATGATACGTCTAGGACTTTTGGTGTTTATGGTAGCTCCACTGTTTATGCTTTACCTAGTGAAAACTCAGGTAGTTACGAAGAAGTTATAGATACAGGAGCTACAATTGACTCCACAAGAATTGAAGTAAGTATTGGATTAGTAGCTGCTGAAACAATTGGGTCGGGTTTAACAATTACACCTCGTATATATACCTCACCTGACAATTCAACTTTTACAGATAAAGGTTTAGGTAATGCAAATGTTTTAGGACAAAATTTCAGATATATAAAAATTAGATATACATTTGTTGGTGCAAATAACGATGATTTAATTAAAGTAAATAGTATTCGTGTTAAAACATTTTTAAAACGTAAAACAGATCAAGGTAGAGTAGATGTAACTGCTTCAGAATCTCAAGTCTCTGGCAAGGAAATTACATTTACAGAAACTTTTATTGACGTTGATTCAATTCAATTAACAATACAAGGATCAAGTTCAACTGCAAAATATGCTATTTATGATTTTGTAGATGCAGCAAATCCACAAGATGGGTTTAAAGTATTTTTGTACGATAATAGTGGCAACGGTGTTGCTGGAACTGTAGACTTTACTGTAAGAGGAGTTTAAATGGCCGACTTTACAAAACCAGCTTTAACAAGCACATATACTAACTTTATTACCGAATTAAAAGGTAGAGATGAAGTTGTAGGTTCTTTATATTCAACAGATGTTACTGTAACAGGCTTACCAGCAGACGGTTCAAATAGTTGGGGTGCAAGGTCTATTAGATGGAACGCAACCCAAAAATATTTTCAACGTAGAAATTCTGCAAATAATAACTGGGAAAGATTAGAAGGTAATAGTGGTACACATAAATTTGTAAATTTAGAAGCTGCTGATATAACAGCAACAGCAACAGCAAGTGCTGTAAGTGTTACCGCAACTGGTCAAGTTCAAGGTGCAAGATTTAATGCTACTGGCACAACAGCACCAGCCAATGGATTCTATTTGCCAGCAGCTAATGAAGTTAGATTTACTACAAATAGTCAAGACAGATTAACGATAGAAAGCAACGGTCAGGTCGGGATAGGCACTGTAAATCCAGCTTATACCCTTGATATTGTGGGTAATTTTAGATTAAACAATGGTAGTGGTGACTCAAGATTAGAGCTTGGTGAGGGGGGTACTGGTAATAGAAACGCTTATATTGATTTAGTTGGAGATGAAACTTATACAGCTTACGGCTTTAGAATTATTAGAGCTAGTGGTGGTGCTAATTCAAGTACATCATTAATTCATAGAGGAACAGGAGATTTCGTAATTGAAGCTAATGAAGCAGCGGATATGAAATTTTTAACAACTAACGCAACTAGAATGGTTATTGATTCTGGTGGTGCTGTTTGTATCGGAGATGATGCAAGTCCAGATGATCAGTTACACGTTAAACAAGCAACAAATAGTGCTGTATATATAAGAGTTGAAAATAATGATGGCTACGCACGTTTTGGTACTGATGCAAACGACTCATATATAGATGCGGACGTTCAAAGATTTAGAAGTAGAGATGGTTCAAGTGATTATCTTCGTATCACATCAACTGGTTTAGGTGTTAAAAAAACATCTCCAGCACATCCACTCGATGTTACTGGAGTTATAGCATCTAGTAGTCACATTATCTCTGGTCTTGCGTCTGGGGGTGTTGCTTTAACTGTTAATGACGGTTATGGAAATGCAAACATCACATGGAATCATGTACAAGGTGTTCCAGAGCAAGCTGGTAACTCAGCAAGAATTACTGTTAATACTGACAGCACCTCTGGAGCAGAGTTTAGGTTTGGATTAAGAAGCAATGTTACTGATAGTGGCTCAGTACAAGATACTACTGATTGTCTTGTAATTTTAGAAAATCAATTACAAGCAAAAGATGGCTCGCAAGCTAATCCAAGTGTAAGTTTTATGAATGATACAGATTGCGGAATGTATAGGATCGGGGCAAATAATATTGGAATTGGTGTTAATAATACAAAAGTAATAGATATAACAGCATCAGGTATTACAGTATCAGGAACAATTACTGGATCACTAAGTGGTAGTGCTACACAGTTAGGTGGTTTAAGTTCGTCTTCATCAGGTAATCGTTGGGGTGTAGTACCTTTTGTTGATGGAAGTGGAGTTTTAGAAGCTGGTCGTTATATAGATTTTCATACATCAGATGGTTCAACAGCAGATAATGTTGGAAGAATAGATATGGATGGTAGTGATTTTGTTTTTGACCATAGTATTGTTCCTACAGGGTCTATTAACTTAGGTTCATCTGGTGCAAGGTGGCAAAACTTATATGTTAATGACCTTAAATTATCTAATAAAGGTGGGGCAAATGATGTTGACGGCACATGGGGCGACTTTACAATTCAAGAGGGAGAAAATGATTTGTTTTTAAAAAATCATAGAAATGGTAAAATTTATAAATTTAACCTTACAGAAGTGGAAATGTAATAAATACGTTATATAATAAGATTACATATATCTATTTTATTTATGTCTACTATTTCAGAACTAAGAGCAGAAGCTCAAGCAAAAGGACAAGAACTTGTCAAAAAATGGAACGAATTACAAGCAGAATCCAAACAAATTGAAAAACAAGTTGACTCTTTAAATGGTGAAATCAACGGATATAATAAAATTGAGCCTCCAACACAAGATGCTCCTAATGAAGCTCCAACTGATTAACAATGTCATCTCCACCAGCATTGCAAGATTTTGATGTTTATAGAGCTACTGATTGGAATCAGGAGTATCTTATTGAAAACGAACAAACTGATGGAAGTTATACTGCTATGGATTTAGCTGGTTTTTCTGTCTTATCTCAAGCTTGGGATAAAGATAGAGATTTCAAATATGCAGATTTTATTGTTACTTATACAGATAGACCTAACGGTAAAATTAAATTATCATTAACAGATGATCAAACTATTCATTTTCCAGACGAGTTACAATATGATATCGTTTTAATTAGCTCAACTGGAGAAAGAGAAACTTACGTCAAAGGTACAATTACAGTATATCCAGGGTATTCAAGATGAGTAAAAAAATAACAGTTACTGCTCCTAGTAAAAAAATATCAGTAAATTCGCAAACAAAAGTAGTTTCTGTAATAACTCCAGGTCCTCAAGGCGCAAAAGGGTTAGAATTAATAGATACAAATAGAGTAGATGGGAGTATCATTAGGTATAAAGCTTCTGCGGATTCCTATGTGGCTGATGCAGATGTTACTCCACTTACTCTCACCGATGGAGGGAATTTTTGAAATCCATTGCTCCCACTAGCCTTTACCTAAACTAAGCTCATGGCAAACATTTTAAGATTCAAAAGAAGAGCGTCTGGTGCTGCTGGCGCACCATCTTCTTTGATGGAAACAGAACCAGCGTATAACGCAGTTGATGATACTTTATATCTTGGTATCGGGTCAGGTGGGGCTGGAGGTTCTGCAACATCAATAAAAGCGATAGCAGGGTCAGGGGCTTTTGTTGATAAAACAGGCGCACAAACAATATCTGGAAATAAAACATTTACAGGAACTCTTGATTTAAGTAGTGCTACAATTCCATCTTTTTCAGTTAACCAAAATTTAACAGTTGTTGGGAACTTAACAGTTCAAGGTACGACCACTACGATTTCCTCAAGTACGATTGATGTCGCAGACAAAAATATTGAATTAGGTAAGGTAAGCTCGCCTACTGATACAACTGCAAACGGTGGTGGACTTACTTTAAAGGGTACATCAGACCATACTTTTAATTGGTTAAATGCAACAGATTCTTGGACATCTTCAGAACATTTAGAGCTTGTTGCATCCAAAAATTTCCGTATTGATGGTTCTGTTGTTTTATCAAAAACAGGACTTGGTTCAACAGTTTTAGCATCTAGCTTAACTTCTGTCGGCACTATTACATCTGGAGTTTGGAGTGGTACTGATATAGGAGTGGCACATGGGGGTACTGGTGCTTCAAACGCAAGTGGGGCTAGAACAAATCTTGGAGTCGCCATCGGTTCAGACGTTCAAAGTTATGACCCACAGTTAGACGAACTTGCAACAATGGCTGCTGGCACAGCAACCGCTTTAGCAGATTTAACACAAGCAGAAGTTCAAATTCTTGACGGTGCAACAGTTACAACCGCAGAATTAAATAAATTAGACGGTGCGACAGTAACTACTGCTGAAATAAACAAACTTGATGGATTACTCTCCACAACTACAGAATTAAACACTTGTACTGATGGGTCAACATCAGCAACAGCAACAACTTTAGCTCAAGCAGATCGTATGGTTGTTAATGATAATGGAACAATGGTTCAAGTTGCATTTTCTGATTTAGTAACATTCCTAGAAAATGGATCTGTTAGTGGGTTCGACATAGACGGAGGTACTTATTAGAATTAATTTACAAGGAGGTAAGTAAATGTCTAACACAATTAAACATAAAAGAGGTTCTGGTAGCGATCCTAGTGCTAGTGATTTAGTTGTTGGTGAATTAGCGATAAGAACTGATACAGGTAAAATATTTCTTAAAAAAGATAACGGCACTGTAGCCGAAGTAAGTGGTGGGGGCGGCCTGTCTGATGGTGATAAGGGAGATATTGTAGTTTCTAATAGTGGTGATACTTTAACTATTGATAATGGAGTTATATCAACTGCGAAAATAGCTGATGATGCTGTAACTTTTGACAAAATAGCTCATATTCCTACTTCTAGAATTGTTGGTCGTTCAACCAGCGGAACAGGAACATTAGAGGCAATGACAGCTTCTACTTTAAGAACACTCATAAACGTAGAAGATGGAGCAACAGCAGATCAAACAGCTAGTGAAATTGTAAGTTTATTATCTGACCAAAATATAACTACAACTGGAACTTTAGACTCTAATACTCTTACAATAAATTCTAATACTCCAATACTAAGTTTTAATGAGGGTGACGGAAATCCAGATTATAGAATAGCAGTAGACGCTGGTAGATTTAGAGTACAAGACACTACTAATGGCAATGCAACTAGATTTCAAATAAATACTGATGGTCATTTTGATTTCTTTCAAAATTGTGATTTTTCCTCTGGTATTGACGTAACAGGGAATATTTCTTGTTCTGGAACGGTTGATGGAGTTGATATTGCTGCAAGAAATACATTATTCGGTGGTTTGACTTCTAGCTCTGGTGTATTGACCAACGGAGTAACAGCAACGACTCAATCGGCTGGCAATAATACAACTAGAATTGCAACAACATCTTTTGTCTCTACAGCAATAGCAAATCTAGCTGACTCTGCACCTAGCACATTAAATACACTTAATGAACTTGCAGCAGCACTTGGAGATGATGCTAACTTCTCAACAACAGTTACAAACTCAATAGCAACCAAACTACCTCTTGCTGGTGGTACGTTAACTGGTAATTTAGAACTTTCAAGTACATATCCAAGTCTTACTTGGACAGATACTAACCACAACAGTGATTACAGAATTACCAATAATGATGGTCAATTAATTATTTATGATATTACAAATTCAGCACACAGACTAAACATAAATGCTGATGGACACGTTGATATACTTGGCAATCTAGACGTAGGTGCTGGTATTGACGTAACAGGGGATATAAGTGTCACTGGCGAAATAAATTCAAGCGGTCAGTTTAAAGTTAATGCGAACAATAATGGAGATAATTTTGTTTTTGAAAATGATATACATAATGCAATTTTACAACTACTAGCAACAGGATCAAATAAAAATTCACAGATATTTTTTGGTGACTCTAGTGACGATGACGTAGGAAGAATTGATTATGACCATGGAAATAATTCCTTGTCATTTATGACAAATACCTCTACTAGAATGACTATTGATGGTAGTGGGAATATATCTGTAACAGGCACAGTAGATGGCAGAGATATAGCTACTGATGGTGCAAAGCTAGACGGAATTGAAGCTTCAGCAACCGCAGATCAAACAGCAGCAGAGATAAGAACACTTGTAGAGTCAGCTTCAGATTCAAACGTATTTACTGACGCAGATCATTCAAAACTTAATGGCATAGAGGCTTCAGCCACAGCAGATCAAACAAAGTCAGATATAGATGCTCTAGGTATTGCAGCTACTACCGCAGCTACCCTTGCTACTGCTCGTAATATAGCTGGTGTGAGCTTTGATGGTTCGGCAAATATATCTCTAAACAATAATGCTATTACTAACGGTGCTGGATATATTGACGGTTCAGCTTTAAATGCAGCTAATTTAAGTTCTGGAACGATACCAGATGCTAGATTCCCTGCTACATTACCAGCAGCTTCGGCAGCAAACTTAACATCAATACCAGCAGCCAATATAACTGGAACTTTACCAGCTATTGATGGCTCAAACTTAACAGGTATTGGGTCAGGTGGACATTATGTATGTCATTTAAAATCAAATACTACTACTGCTGTTGGTAGTTCTGCTGCTGTAATTAATTTCAACCAAGAATCTAATACTGATAATAGTAAGTTTAGTCATTCTTCTGGTGCAATTACAGTTTTATCAACTGGCTGGTACACAGTAAAAGGAAGCGTTGTTTATCAAAGTTCTGCTACAAGTAGACGAAATACCATTAAAACTGCTTTAACAAAAAATGGTAGTGCTGTTTCAAGTGCCGATACTTATACATACATTCAACCACAAATAGAGCCAATAATTATAGGTCATGTTAACTCTGACGGTACAAAGATTAAAGGTGAAGGCTTCTCAGTTACAAGGAACTCAACTGGCGATTACACCATTACATTTAGCACTGCTATGCCTGATGCTAACTATGTTGTCAATGGACAAGTACAGGAAGGGACTAATAGAGATGATATTAAAATTCATGTAAGAGATGGTTCCCAATCAACAACAGAATTTAGGGTTTATATATATGAGGGTGATAACGGTACTTCTGCTGATGTTTTACAAGATAGAGATTTTTACTTTACAGTTAATGACGTTAAGAGTTCTTGGGGACGTTACGGATCGGCAACTGTAGATACTACTGTTTATTTATCAGCAAATGACGTTTTAAGAATTACCACTAATACAGTTGATGAAGCTGGTACTACAACTATTGTCGGATCATCTTCAGAATTTATTGTTACTGGTTTACAATTATCAACAGATTCTACAAACGCAGACACTTTAGACGGAGTTCAAGCTTCTGGTTTCTTAAGGTCAGATGCTACTGATACAGCTACTGGAGCTTTAACATTCTCAAGAGAACTTACGTTTTCAAATGATGATGACGGTATATTTTTATATGGAGGAGGTCGTTTTTATAAAAAGGCTGGTACTGGTATGATGGTAAGACTCCATAATAATTCAGATCAGTTACAAGTTGAAAATAATTCTGGTACAGTTTTAGGTACATTTTGGCACTCTGGTAATGATGGTGCTGGAACTGGATTAGACGCAGATTTATTAGACGGACAGGAGGGTTCTTACTATAGAAACGCTGGAAATATTAATGCTGGAACCATATCTGACGATAGATTACCAGCAACTATCAGTTCAGATATTACAGGTTCAGCCGCGACATTAACAAATGCTCGAAGTATTGCTGGAACATCTTTTAATGGTTCTGCAAGTATTGATATTTCCTATACAAACTTAACTAATAAATTGTCTGTAGGCGATGGCGGTTTAACTCAAAATAATTTTACAAATACTTTAAAATCTAAACTTGATGGTATTGCTGCTTCTGCTACTAATGTCACTAACAATAATCAGCTTACAAACGGTGCTGGTTATATTACTGCCACTCTTACTGAGGAACAAGTAGAAGATTTCGTGGGCGGTATGCTCACAGGTAATACTGAAACTGGTATTACAGTTACATACCAAGATTCAGATGGAACTATAGATTTTGTTGTAGGAACACTAAACCAAGACACTACAGGCTCTTCAGCCTCTTGTACTGGAAACGCTGCTACAGCAACAAAACTTGCAGCAACAAAAACCATAGCTGGAGTTGCTTTTGATGGATCTGCAAATATTTCCCTTAATAATAACGCAATTACTAATGGTGCTGGATATATAACTTCAGCAGATGGTGGTAACGCAGCAACTTTAGATGGTATTGATTCAGCTAGTTTCTTAAGGTCTGACGCAGATGATAGTTTCACAGGCACAATTACTGGAACATCTGACGGTACAAATCCTGTAATACAGCTTAATGGTGCTGGCCCAAATATTATAAGGTTTGATAGAAACACTGGCGATACATCAGACTCTATTGATTTAGTTTATAGAACAAGTCCAAATACTCTTGCCTTTGAAAGAGTAAGTGATGCACAAGTAATGTTTTCAGTTGATGCTGATAACCAACAAGCTATATTTGCTGGAAATTTAGATGTTGGTGCTGGTCTTGACGTAACAGGAAATATCACAGTATCAGGAACAGTAGACGGTAGAGATTTAGCTGCTGACGGTTCAAAACTTGATGGCATTGAAGCTAGTGCAACTGCAGATCAAACAGCAAGCGAAATATTAACTCTTATAAAAACTGTAGATGGGGCAGGGTCAGGTCTTGATGCCGACACTTTAGATGGTGTTTCTTCAGCAAGTTTCTTAAGGTCAGATACAGCAGACACCATAACTGCCACATTGACAGCTAGAACTATTATTCCTCAATCGGGTAATACTTATAATTTAGGTAGCACAAGTGCGAGATGGAATAACTTATATGTAAATGATATGCACTTTTCTAACGAAGGTAAAACAAATGATGTTGATGGTTCTTGGGGGGATTGGACTTTACAAGAAGGAGAAACTGATATATTTATGATTAATAACAGATCAGGCAAAAAATTTAAAATAGCAATGATTCCTGTTTAAGATATAATAAAAGAAAAACGACAATGGCAACTGATACTTCCTACTCAGAATAAAAAACATGGCTGCTACATTTGTTTGGAAACTTGACACCTTAAAAACTAATCCAGATGATGATAATTACATCACTGAGGCTACGGCTGCTTGTTTTGGTACGGAAGGGTCAATAATTAAAGTAGAAACAGTAACTTGTACTTTTAGTGGTAATAAAGCATCTGTTGGTGCTGATTTTAAATCCTATGAAAGTTTAATATTACTGAATGAAGAAGGAGTAGGAACAGGTCAGGGAATTATTCTAGGTTGGATAACAACAGCTATCACCAATACAAAAATAGCTGAAATTGAAAAAACTGTTCAAGATGCTATTGACAAAGAAAAACTTACTTAAATTCTTTTTATAAAACCATGACAATTCATTTCGGAGACAGCACATCATTAACAACCGCCCCTGACGGAGGAAGTGATGTACAAGTTTTTACTTCTAACGGAACTTGGAGTAAGCCCTCATCAGGTACAATCGTTCATGTATATATATGGGGTGCTGGAGGAGGTGGTGGTGGTAACACTAACTTCAGTGGTGGTGGTGGTGGTGGTGGTTTTGGGTATTTTGTTTTCAACAAGTCTGATTTACCCTCTACTGTATCCGTAACAGTTGGCGGTGGTGGAGGTACAAGTAGTAATGGCGGTCTTTCTAGTTTTGCCTACGATAATGCACAAGCTGGAGGTGGTAATGGTGGACAAAGTAGCAATTCAGAAAATAGTACTTTTCAATTTGGAGGGCAAGGTGGTCATGTATATGGCACTGGACAAGGCATGGCAGGTGGTCGTGTTAGAGTAACGTCTAATAGTGATGGCAGTACCAGTGCTACTGCTGTAAATGCTTCAAGTGGATTATATTATGGTATTGGTGGCGGTGGTGGTAATGGTGGACAATCAGCAGGTGCTGGAGGGAAATCCACAATGGGTGGGGGTGGTGGTTCTGGTTATAGAATTTATCACGGCTATCCGGGTGGTGGTGTAAGTTATGGTGGTGGTTCTGGTGGTTCTGGTGCTGGAGTTGCTGGCTCTGTTCCTGCAGGGGGTGGCTCTGGTAGGTCAGGTTCTGGTGGTAGAGGTGAAGTTAGAGTTGTAACAGTTTAAAAAAAATATTAAAGTCAACTATATAAAACATAGATTTTTTTATTCCCATATTTTTCATTTTAGTAATACGGTGTTTCCCGTCTATCATTCTGTATTTACAGTTGTAAGGATTTTGACCTTCTGTTAATATACAGGGATAACTTATATCAGCAGCATCATATCTTTCTTTATGAAGTAAATAATTGCTGTTTTTTCCCTTATGTCCTATATCCTTAAAATTTATTAATTTCTTTGATTCTTTTGTTAAAAATGGTTTTATTTTCTTTAAATTTAAAATATATTCCTTTTCATCAATTCTCCAATCCCCATAAATTTTATCAATATCACAAAGATGCAAACCTTTTAACATGATTTTTGGTTATGAGCGTAATTGTTTTGATAAAAACAATATAACAGATATAGTAAATCAGGATTTTTATGATATTTGCATTAAAAACATTTGTAAAAATAAATATGTATTTAAAAGAGATTGGAAATCATCTGTCGATATTTTAAATACTGACAATCTTCTTGATTGTTCTACTGATAAAAATTTTATTGAATTTGATGTAAGTAAAACTGTTGAATTGTTATTACCTAGAGTACAAAAAATATTTAATAATAAAAATATTACCGCTAGTGGTCATTATTTATATCCTAAAACTGGATATATGAGTTGGCATACTAATTATTTAACCCCTTGTTGGAGATTTTATATAACTTATGCTACGAAAAATAAACAATCATTTTTTAGGTATTTAAATCCAATGACTAAACAAATTATTACCGATTATGACGACAAAGGAATTACATTAAGAAAATTTTATGTGCCAAGCAAACCTCCTTATTTTTGGCATTGCGTGGGCAGTATGTGTAATCGTTTTAGCTTTGGTTTTAGAATCCCATGAATTTTATAGAAATTCATGACAACGCACTAAGCCCTCAAAATTGTAAGTCAATTATTGAGTTTTTTGATAAAGCTCCAAGTGAGTATTTAAGAGCAGGCACAGTAGGTAAAATTTTTAATAAAGGTGTTATAGATAAAACACACAAAGATTCGACTGATTTAACCTTAAACTTTAATAATTGGACATTGCCTGACACAATTATCAATACTGTTTTAGCAAAATATTTACAAGATTATAAAACAAAACATCCAGAAATAGATGATGTAGTAGCTCCTTGGCAATTAACTCCACGTTATAATATTCAAAAATACAATCCAAAACAGGGCTATTTTTATCCACATTGTGAAAATAATGGTAATTCAACAAGAGTTTTAGTATGGATGTTATATTTAAATACTGTTACTGATAAAGGTGGTACTCGTTTTACAAATTATGATATTACTACAAATGCTGTAGAGGGAAGATTAGTTTTATGGCCTGCATACTGGACTCATACTCATCATGGAGTTGTAAGTCCAACTCAAACAAAATATATTGCGACAGGATGGTTTGAATGTATTACTCAAACCGAAGCTTGATGAATTTTCTTGGTATCAATAGCGATATTGCCAGAAATTGATATTCGATCTTCTTTACAGTTGTAAAATGGATAAACTGTATGATTTAATTCTGCTGGAAAAAATAATAAAGTACCCTCCGCATCTTTGCACATTTCATAAACAAATGTTTGTGATTGGCCTAATATATTTAAAAAATCAAAGGAAAAATTTGAAATTGAATCAACAGTTGATTCAGCTATTGCTAATTTACGTTGCTCGTGAAAATCAGTTGGTATTTTCATCCATACAACAAAACTATAAAGTGCATTATTGTGCCTATGTCTTGGATTAAATTCGTTTTCTTTTTGATAATTTACCCACATTGAATGTAAATGATAAGGGTGATTTTGGCTAGTTGGAATGCTATCTCCAAGATTTCCATAAGTGCAAGCATATTCATTACATAAATGACTTAAAACATTATCCCAAAACCAATCGTCTTTATCTTCTATAAGCTGACTTTTATAATTATGTCCAGCTAAACGGTCTTTGTAATTATTTTTTTTAGGAGTTTTGCACATTTCCCATAAATAATTTAACTCCTCATCATTTAACTTTGCTTGTAACCAACCCCCACTAAATGGTCTTATTGATTTTATTTGCATCTACTTACTAGAATTAATTTGACGAGTCATAACTCCTAAAGTTACATAAAGAGGAGCTAAAGTCATAATTCCTGTAAAGGTTATAATAGTGACAGGCACTAACGCTTTTAAAAACGCATCTCTAAACATGAAAAAACTTTTAACTGCATTAACCATACTAAATACGGCTGCTGCTGTCACTGCCTTTGCTGGTATTGTTTATGTTTATTGGTATGTAAATAATGAGACAAAGCAAGAACAAATGAAAAAATTTGTAGGCGATAAAATTATGGAACAGTTACCAAGTTTAATGCCTAATGCTTTAGACAATGCTTTACCAAAAACAACAGGTGGTTCTATTCCAACAACTCCTAAAGTACCAGCCATGCCTAAACTTTAAAATTATATGAATACTAATATTATTTTTAAAGGAGTAGCAGTAGCACTTGGAACTGCTTTTGTTTCTTCTCAGTTTTATGCAATTAATTTATTAGTTTCAAAACCAAATCTTCCTATGTTTGATTTGCCTGTTAGTAAATATTCGACCTATGAAATAGAAGCTAATACACAAGGTTATAGAATTATTCATCGTATGCATGATCCAAAAATTATAGGATCAATGGAAACTAGTAAAAAACCAGCAGGGTTTTTAGGTGCTAGTAAAGCTTTATCTACAAAAGAAACTCAAAGGATAGCTGGAGAAGGTGTTAATTTAAGTCAAAATAATAATCAGTTAACAGAAAAACAAATTGCTTGCATAAAAGAAAAAGCAAAAGGAGAATCTACAGGACAACTAATAGGAACATCAGTAGCTACAGGAACAGGACTTGTAACTTCATTATCTAACGTACCAATAGTAGGTTGGTTCTTGTCTGGTTTTGCTACTAATACAGCAAGAAGAGAAGGTGGTAAATTAGGTGAAAGTATGGCTAGTGACTTTAATAATTGTTGATGCCTAAGATTAATTTTATTAATACAGTATCAATTCCTCGTGTTCCTAATATTACTATTCCTAATCAATCGTCTGTACCTAATACAACTCATATAACTAGAACTTTACCTCCTGTTTTTGATATGCCATGCGTCACGATAAGACGAGATGGTACAAAAAATAATTCGTTATTTAAATTAGACCCTGCTGGCAATGCTTTTATATGTCCACTTCCTTTTTACGAACCTCTTCAATACAACAAAAAAGATTTAGTACTTACAGAAGAACCAAAACCTCCAACAGATTTCACTCCTCCAATACCAGAAACAGAAACTCCAGAAGTACCACCTTTAACTGAAAAGCCAGAATGCCCTGATCCTAAAAGAAATAATCCAAGAATAGGAGATTTAAATAGTGCTGGTACTGAAAAAGTTGTAGGTTTTATGTATGTTGAAGAAACTCAAGAATGTTTAGTATTGTATTCTCCAACTACAAAAGTCGAAAAATATCTTCCAGCCTTGAATACTGTATCTACTACTTTTGCTATAACAATCGTAGCTACAATTTCAGCAACACTTGCAACACCTTTTCTAAATAAGGTTCTTAAGCCATTATTTAAGCAAATTATTGCAAAATTAAAGAAATTTAGTGCAAATAAGAAAAATAAGCTAGAATGATTCTAGATCTAACGGATGTTGATCCCTGTCTAAGATTGGTCGAAAGGCTTAGACGGCTTAAGTGCCAAAGGTGGGAATTAGTTAGGTCTATTTATTTTGTGAGTATGTTCTAAATTCGCTGGTTCTATTAACTCAATGTCGGCACAAATCTGAGCCATTGCAGTGCCTAATTTAAAGCGGAACCCATTTTTAAGATTATCTGCACAAGTCTTAGCCCTACTCATCTCGTAATTTAAACGCTTGGCAGCAAGACTTGCTTCGTATAGCTCGTTCTGACTTTTCATTGCTTTTCTGCATTCGTTAACAGCAATTCTATCCAATGGTATAGACCAAGTAGCAGTTATTCCTCCATTAATTGATGTATTAGATGATCTCATACCAGTACGTACTTTTTCAAAATATAAAACTTCTCCTCGATAACCAGTATCAACATCACCATCTCCTATTGGATTGCCGTCATCATCTGTATCTCCCTCAACATCTCTAGTTGAATACACTGGGCGCATAAAATCTGGTTCGTAAGGTGAGCCAAATCCATAGGTTGTAGAAACGAAGGGAGAAATATTTAAGGTAGCACCTTGGCAACTAATTCCATTTGTAGTGTAAGAAAACTGTCGGCTAGGTACGACCTGGACAGCTTGGTTGACCACTGAGCCACTAGAATTCGAGGTAGTATTTATTGAATTTGCCAGCACAGGATTACTAAACAAAAACAATAAAGCTAGGTATCTCTTCATTGGCTAAACGTACTCGTGCTGTCTGAAATACTTTCCACCACTGTTTCTCTAGTTATGTGGGTAAAATTTGAAATCCCTGGAGTTTCCATCGATTCGAAATACTGAAAGGTAGCTCCTTGTTCTACGATTTGAAACTCAGGTTTATTATCTAAATTAGGGCTTACATAAGTTGTACCGACACCATTTATAGAAGTATTAACTTTGCTCCAACCTTTAGGAGCTACATTTCCAGTAACGCTTTCAACATTAGTACCACCAACAGTCAGTTCATAACCATTGCGTATGTCATAGGATTTTATATCTTCGACTATTGTACTTTTGGTTTCAACTCGTTGCTGAAGAACTCCTTGTTGAAAATTAGGAACAACAGGGATAGCGTGTACAGGATAGCCAATAAAGATAGGTAATAAAAATAGTTTTTTTATCATACAAAATCAATTTGTTATTAATGTGCTAATTACCTGTCCAACTGCTTCAGTATTTGCTCCCCCCGGGGCTATTGTTACGACTCCAGCAGAGGTCACACTACCAGCAAGGCTGCCTACGGTTCCTCCAGCAGTACTTGTTGTATCAGAAAAGTTTGGAACTTCTCCTACAGTCGGTGCGCCTGTAGCCAAAGCATCAGCTTGAACATAGCTTTGAGAAAAACTGAAAGATTCTCCACTTGTGGCGTTTTGAGTAGCTGCAATAGTACCTGGCGAATATACACCTGTTGTTATTGTTCCAGCAGATAATGTTCCAGCAGTAGTGCCATCAGTTACATCAACACCTGTGCCTGATATTGAAAAGGAAGATCCGATTCTATCGCTGCTGGTCATAGCACCACCAACAGTAAGTGACACTGAACTAGTGATTGAATGACTGATGTCAGCTAGAAGAGGCAAGGGTGTTGCTAGTGCAAGTAATACAAAAAGTTTTTTCATGGTTTTGATGAATTAGGATCTACTTTGATTACGTCAGGTTTTGTCGCAACGATCTCAAGTGGTTGTTTTATTATGATAGTACTAACACTGCCATTGGAGTTACCAATAGTACCGTTCTCTCCTTCTTTCTTTTTCTTTTTTGCTCCTGTTGCAGCACCAACAGATACACCCCACCCAGCCAAGATATTTCCTAGCAAACCTGCTGCAAAAGTGCTATCCACTCTAGGTTGATCTGGGATATCTAAACCAAATAGTTTATTAGGAAGTTTTACATATCCAAGAGATAAGACGATTAAACACCATGCAAGAATAGCTCCTTGAGCAGAGGTGCTTACCAAAAACATTATTTTTTCTTGGTAATCAGGTTTATCATCATCTAATTCTTTAGGTATTTGTGGTTGAACTTTAGGTTTCTGTTCACTCATGCTTTTTTCTGGCATAATACTAATAGAATTATATACATAAAAGTGATAGAAGTCATTGCAGCTACTGGAGGAGCATTACTAACTGCTATTTTTGTATCTGCTGGAAGCCTTAGTTATAGAGGTAAAAAGAATCGAGAAGATGTTGTTAGTTTATTAACTAAAGTAGAATTGATATGCGAAAAAATGGATGATATGCATGCTGACATGAGAGATATTTACGGTAGACTTAATTCACTAGATATTGCAGTTGCAGAATTAAAGCCAAAAAGATGACACAAGAAACAGACTTGCAAAATGAAAGAGTAAGAGTCATAAAAGAATTGTATGAATTAGATGGCAGAAATGATCCAACACACAAGTTTCACTCAGTTTTTACAGGATTGTGGATTAATCGAAAAGAAATTTTCAAAAAAAGAACTATGTAATTGCAAACATTGTAAAGAAACTCGTAAACAAATAAATAATTGCAATAAAAAAACTCTAACTATATAGTCAGAGCTAGGTGTGTGGGTAAGAGGATGAGACTCTCATGCTAAATTTAACAAATAAAGTTAAACTTGAGAAGTCTTTAGCATAAAACAATGTTAAAAATTTTAAAACCTATACTATTAAGGTTTCTTTCTACATCAGCATGCAAGCAATTAGTCTTGGATCTTTTGCGTGTAATTGTAAAACAATCGTCTAATAATTTAGATGATCAAGCTGTTGACTTTTTAGAAAAACAATTATTTCCTAGTAGAAAAGTTTCTTCTCTACCAGAGTAATTATTTTTTACTACCTTTCTTTTTCTTCGGGGGTCTTCCAACCTTACTTCCATAAGTCCCGGATCCTTTTGGCATGATTTTTTTTGTAGCTATTCATATAAATAGCAGTTAACGTACTTTACTTAATAAAAATTTAAGATAAATTGATATTAAGTCATAATTTCCTAACATCATGGAAATGGAAATCCCTTGGTCAAATTGGTTCACAAAAAAAAGAAAACGAAAACCAGAGCAATGGATGATTGCTAATGTTTCTTTAGAAGAAAAATTTGCGGTGGAAGTTTTTTTAAGAGATATTTATGATGTTTTAGATCCAGAGGATATGCCTGACTTTATATCAACACTTGCAAAAGATAATTTAAGATTACTAAAACTTGTAAGTCAAGCTGGTGAACATATTGAAAAGACTACAAATATAAATAAAAAAAAGATTTAATTTTCAACAACTTTAATTAAACAATCTTTCCACCTCGCTTTTGCATATTTAATAGCTTTTTCTTTACTTTCTGCATAAGTAGATAAAATCAAAGGAGAGCTTCCCATTCCAATAACTCTTAATTTATATTTTTTTGTTTTTGCTTCTTTATCAGGTCTAGTAACACCTTCAGCATTAGGAACATAACTTAATTGTTCTAAATCTTTTACTTTTGGAATAGTCATGATTTGTTTTTCATTTCGAGAATTTTAAATTCGGCTTCTATTTTTGCGTCTGATTCTAATTTTGTAAATTCTTCTTGAGTAATTATTTGTGATAATAATTCAGTAAAACAATTTTTATAAATAATCTCATATAAATCATCTTGTTTTGCAATTTCTAATAAAAAAGCTTCACAGACTTTTTGTTTCCTTCTTACCCTTTGATGCCATTCTTGGTCATAAGGTTCATTGTCTCTTTCTTTCTGTGCTTTGATTTCAATCAAGCTTTTATCCATAGAACCAATAGCATATTCTAATTCGTCTTTTAAAATAATTAACTCAGCACCTTTGACTTCTGTTAATTTATCTAGTGATATTTCTTTTGCTAATTGTTTACTATAAAAATTTAAAGCCATAAAGATAGAGATAGTTTCTTCTAGTCTAACTTATTTTTTGAGGTTTCCCATATTTTAATAAGTTGTTCTAGTTCAGCAATACGTTTTTTTGCTGCTGCAATTTTTTCGGATTTTGTCATGATGATCTTTTATCATCCCAATCGATTTCTTGCCAATATCCAGTTATTGGATCATTATGTATATTTACTGATCCTTCGCCACATGCAAGATATTCGTAAGTTCGTTTTGATTCTTCATCATACCAAACTTGACCATAATAAGGATCAAAAGGTTTATCAGACTCGTTTTGTTTTGTCATTCAGCTAAAGTACTTGTTAGAGGACTAATTGCCCTCTATTTGTTTTCTTTTTCTCATTTCTTTTAGAGACTTTTGGCCTTGTAAGATATGACCTTGAACAAGAGTGTAATAATTTTTTTTATGTTC